AAGGAAAGCAGCACAACAACCAAGGAGACACACACAACCGAGAGATGGGGCAGGGAAGGCGGCACAACCATCCATCAGATAAGCTTCACTGTAGACATAAGCAAGATTAAGGACTTGCCTCTGCTCTACAAGCTGATAGATGAGCTGAAGGATGCACAGAACCGGACGGACAGCCCCTCTCCGGCAGCAACATAGGAGGTGAGGCGGTATGCTGTATGTACAGGACAAGGTGGTGAAGCTTGGCGGCGTATACCTGAAAGGTCAGGTCACAAGCGTGGAAGTGCAGGAGACAGGAAGCGTGTATGTGGCACAGGACGAGAAGGGAAGGTTTAAGAAGTCACAGCCTGTAGGCTATGAAAATGCCAAGGTGATGATAGACATACTGCTTGAGGACACCAAGAAAGCCACGACATTAGAGCAGCTCACGGAGATGCAGAGGCTCTTCAAGGCGTATGGTCAGGACAAGCCCAAGCTGCTCCCTATCGTCAATGAGGACTGTGCAGCCCGTGGCATATCGAGCGTTTATTTCAAGAACCTCACCTCCAAGAAGGTCATATCAGAGAGCAAACGGATAGCCTCCTTGGAGCTGTGGGCTCCTGATATAGCCGGGATAAAGGTCAAGAAGAAAAAGAGCAAGAAGAAAACAAAGAAAAAGAGCAGCAAGAAGACAAAAAGCAAGAAGCTGAAGAGCAAGAGCCCGGCAAAGGACAGCCGGAGCACGCAGAAGGCTAAGAAGACAGCAAAGAGGATTGTGAAGTAGGGAGGTGACGGGCTTGGGAGTCAAGAAGCTAATATCCCCGGAGTTCAAGGTGACGGTAGGGGACTATGAGGTGACGGATGGGATAGAGGTGGAGTGCTTTTCAAGCAAGGAGTCACACATGGACTGGTGCCGGGTGGAGCTGTCCCCACAGCTTCAGGGAGCCCTGAAGTTCAAGGACATGGATGAGGCAAGCGTGGAGCTTGGGTATGAGGATGACTTTGACAGCCTGATTGAGGGGTATGTCAGATGCGGTGACACGGACTACTGGAAAGAGATAATGATAAAAGATGACATGATGAAGCTTGACAGAGTGACCATCAAGGCATCCTTTGTAGACTGTGAGCCGCAGGATGTCATCCGGTATGTGCTGACCTGTGCAGGGATTGAGGACTATGTGCTGTCTGATGAGCATTATGGGAAGAAAGCCCTGTTTGTCATTGACAGGAAGAGCGGCATCAACACCATAGCAGAGGTCAACAGCTCATGGGGCATCAAAAACCCGTTCTTCTTCCAAAAGAAGGTGTTCTATTGGGGAACCAAGGAAGAACAGGAGGAGATGTATGTCCTTGAGGAGGGGGAGACCATCCTGTCCCTGAACAAATACGGAGACCTGTGGGAGGCGGAGACCATAGCCATCCCTTGGATACACCACAGCCAAGAGGTTGAGGTGCAGCACAGCAAGTACAGCGGCATTGTGACAGTGGAGAAGACCATAGTGAGGAGTGACGATACCGGGGCGGTACACATGTACATCTATTTTGCAGGAGGTGAGAAGGATGTCTGACATGATGAAGATGTTTGTGGAGCAGGAGCTTGGCAATCAGATAAAAGAGAATTATCCGCACATGCAGTACCCTCCCTGCCTGTATGCAAAGGTTGTAGCGGTGAAAAAGAAAGGGGAGGAGCTGTATGAGGCAACGCTCAAAATACTTGACAAAAACAGGCAGCCGGACAGCCGCTTCCCGGAGGTGCCGAAGGTGGCAACGGACATACCCGTCCTGAAGGATGAGACCGTGGCGGTAGTCCTCATGTATGGCGAGTGCAAGCCCTATATCATAGGGAGGTGCTTCTGATGCAGATAACAGGTGCGAATGACGTTGACATCATGCTTGATGAGGATGGTCAGCCTGTGTCAGACGGGAACGGGGACACATCCCTTGTATCAGATGATGAGTGTTGGCTGCAAGACATCAGGAATGAGGCGGTGACGGAAGAGGGCGAGCTCTTCTATGAGGACGAGGAGGGTGACGGAAGCTATGGGTGGAGCCTGCTTGACTTCATGCAGGGGGAATATGATGACTTCACCCGGATGGAAATACAGCAGCGTATCCGTTCCAAACTGTCCAAGAGGGACTATATTGATGCCGGGAGCATACAGACAACGGTGGACTTTGACGGTCACTTATACCATGTCAGGGTAGCCTTCCGGAAGAATGACAGCAGCAAGGAGTACAGCATTGACATTGAGAGCAATGGCGTGGAGGTGATTGTGGAATGATAGATGAGAGCATCATGGAAAAGATTATCCCTATCCCGGATGAGGATGAGGAGATGGAAAAGGTGCAGGGAGAGCTTGAGGACGAAGGCTTCCCCATAACGAACTTCAAAAAGGGCGGCATCTTCTACCACCTTTGCCGCATGTTAGTGACCATTTACATAGAGCTGAAGGAGCTTGCCCGTGTCATAGTCAATAGCTGCTTCATCAAACATGCTGAAGGTGACTGGCTGAAGATTAAGGCAGCCGACTATTCAAAGCAGCAGAAGGAGGCAAAAGCGGCAAAGGGCTATGTGACCATATACCGGAACGAGTACAACAATGCCCTTCAGGTGACGAAGGGGCACTGTTTCAAGACGGAGCCGGATGCCGGGGGCAAGGAGCTGAAGTTCTACTGCTGTGAGAACACGGTCATTGATGCCGGGGAGCCTGTAGGAAGGGTGCTTGTGGAGGCAGAGGCACCCGGAACCTTTTACAACATAGCACCGGGAAGGATAAGCATATCCATGATACACCTTGACGGTATGGACTATGTGACGAATGAGGAGGACTGGCTCTTTGAAGAGGGAGCCGAGGAGGAAGACCTTGAAGACCTCCGGGACAGGTGCATGAGCTCATGGGCGGAACTGGCAACAAGAACCATAGAGGAGAAGCTCCGGAACGCTGCCAAGTCTGTCCCCGGTGTACTGGATGCCCGGATAGATGCACAGCATCCAAGGGGACAGGGCACCGTGGACGTGATTGTCACGGGGGCAGCCGGGGAAGCATCACCGGAACTCACACGGAGGGTCGGGGAAGCCATAGAGCCATTGAAGGGCAACTATGAGGACTACCTTGTGAAATCCAGTGAGGTAGTGCGGCAGGCGTTTGAGCTTGTGGTATACCTTGCTGAAGATGCGGCAACGGATGGCGTGGATGCACAGGCAGTAAAGCTCATTGAGGAGATGATGGCACTGACAAGGGGAGAGATGAACACCCTGTACAGGGACAGCATCATCCAAGTGCTTAGTACCAAGATTGACAATTACAGGAAGACGGACATCTTGCAGCCATCAGGGGACATGCTGCTTGGACAGGATAAGGTCATCATGGCAGGGGACATCAATGTGACTGTCAGGAACGTAGCACAGGGCACAAGGGGGAAGGAGTGATGCCGCCATGATAGAGAATTTCATTGAATACATGTGGTATCTGCTCACCACTCCCCTGAAGAAGCTGAAGAAAGCCCTGAATAAATGGTACACCCTATGCCGGGTGTTCGGCAGGAGGTTTGACGAAGCGAAGGAGGACATCCTCCGGGCAAGGGATGAGGGAATGGTTGCCACATGCAGCCATGAGATGCTCCCGGTGCATGGGGCGGACAGGAGGCTGACCCGGTATGAGGGAGAACACCCGGAGAACTACCGCTCAAGGATAGCCATGTATGATGAGCTGTGCAAGCTTGGGGGCACCAATGAAGGGGTTCTGCTTGCAGTGAAGACCCTTGGCTATGCCTCCCCGGTTCTTGTGAGGGCAAATGAGCTGACAGGCTTTGTACACTTCACGCTTGACGGAAGCTGGCTCCTTGACGGGAGCCGGGCATTGGAGTCCGACACCCTTGAGAACAGGTGGGCGGAGTTCTACATAGTCATTGTGATGGATGCGGATGAGGAGCATCCCATCAGCTTTGACATCATGCGGAAGACCGTCAGGAAATGGAAAGAGGTGGGGGCGAAGGACAACTACTTCTTCAGATACAACTTGAGCATCCGGGAGATATACAGCTCTAGCTTCCTTGCTGTGCTTTATAAGAAGTACCTCTACTATTATGACTATCTGAAGACAGATGGCATGTGGGAACTGGATGGGAGCCATGTACTGTATGCACAGATGAGTCCCATCAGCTCCCGGATAGGGTACCGATATGAGAGCAGCTATGGGCTCCATGAAGCCGGGCTTGCAGCCATGGCGTACAATTACGCCTGCCTTATGGCGGAGGATGCCATCCTGAAGGCGGCATACAGCTTCAGGATGCACTATTTTGATTATCTGAAGACGGATGGCTCATGGGTGACGGACGGAAGCCATACAGTGGATGCAGAGCTGTCCCCAAGGGGAATGAGGTGGGGCACAGCCTTCCACCATCAGCATGAGGAGGAGCTGCTCCTGAAGCAGCAGAGGTACCGGATGCAGCCCTGCAATGGGGCATACAGCATCAGGAACGCATTGGAGCGGTACCGGATGGTCATACATTACTTTGACTATCTGAAGCTCAACGGGCTTTGGAAGCTGAATGGCTCCCGGCTCATGGGGGCACAGAGAAGTGAATACACCACCAAGCAGGAATACCGCTTTGGTGTAGGATATACAAGGGAGTACAGGGTTATATGGCATGGAGAGCATAACCTCATCTTCCTTGACGGGACATGGAGCCTTGACGGTTCCAAGACAATAGATGCTTGGCAGAAAACGGAGGTGTTGTAGAATGGCAACAAAAAGCGTAATAACCAAAATCAGAAGAAAGAAGATGGCTGAAGCAAGCCATACAACCGGGAGCATTGCAAAGATAACGCACATTGCACTTGGTTCCGGGGGAGTCAATGCGGATGGCACTGTGATTGTGCCGCTTGCGGAGAACGTGGAGCTGAAGAGCGAGGTGGTGAGGAAACCCTACACCTCATCAGCCAAGACTTCCGACACATCCTATGAGTACACCATCAAGCTTGAGGAGAATGAGCTTGTGGGCACGTTCATCAGCGAGATGGCACTCATTGACGAGGACGGGGATGTGGTGGCGTTCTCAAATTTCCTTGCAAAAGGCAAGGATGAGACAGAGGTGACATTCACCATTGAAGACAACTATTAAGGAGGCAGAGGAAAATGGCAAATTTAACAGCAGCAGCTAACCCGGAACTTGTCCTTGAGATGGAGGCAATGGAGCGGACTACCCCGGCACACTGTG